GCACCAGCTACTTGCTTTATTTTTGAAGTAACAGTATTGCTATTCGCAGATGCTGATGCTGCTAAATTATCAAAATCTTTTTTTACCTTTTTTAAAGTATTGCCTATTACAGCCGACGTCTTGCTTGTGCTCTTAAAATTAATAGACATATTAATTAGAAAATTATATACACCTTTATTAGCTTCTGATGCCATTACTTTCTTACCTTTTTCGTTTTTGATAATTCTGCATTGATAATTTCTTGCTTATATTTTATAGATTCTTGTTGAACTATTGTTAATAATCTGTTTTCGTGTATAAGCAATTCCATAGCTTCGTTTGTGTTTATTTTTATTAATCCATTTTCATCTTGAGTTATCCAAAACATATAAATAAACGGAATACACCAATTAAATAATCCCTTTTCTTCTTCTGTTTCAAATGTTACTGAATTTAGATTATATCCTTTTTTTAAAGCTTTTATTATTTCTTCTATTACTTTTAATTCTTGGTCAGTAATAGTTTTAGAAATAATATTTGTCATTAATATAATTAACTCAAATAAATCTGGGCTATTTTTATCTACGATGATTAAATCATTAGAATTTTTGATAAAATTACTATATTTAATAAATAACATTATTTTATCGCATAAAATTCTTTTAGAAAAAAACATATTTGTATCTACAGTGCCTGAATGTATATAATCTATATATCTCGGCTGTCTAAATATTATTATCCTTTCTTCTTCGTCTTTACTATCAATAAAAGTTTTACAATCAACCGCTATATTATAAAATCTTCTATAATTATCGCATATTTTTACAGCATCTTCTATTTTAATCATTTCTTTATTTTGATAGTATTTTTATTATTATTTACCTTATCTATATCTTTTTCAATTATAGACTCAATATATTCTATTAAATCAGGACATTGCTTATCTAATTCTTCAACTAAACTACATCTTTCTTCATAAGATAACTTTGTATTATCTGTAAGATTAGTTTCAATTATATGACAAGCTATATTTGCATAAGTCATCGTTGCAAATTTATCTGGTGCTATATCCTTCGGAATTACACCATTTGTTAATGAATTATATTCAAGACTACCAATAGAAGAAAAACTCATAGCTTGTTCTAATTTTGCAGGTTTACCCAAAACAATATAGAAATTTTCTCCATCTTCAATAAAATTTTCTAATGTTATTCTTTTAGTATCATTTCTTATAAATCTAACATTTTTCATATATTTTTCTCTCCTTGTCTTTTTATATAATGAAAATGAAAAAAGTCAATAAGAAAAAAAACTGGGATTTGCTCCCAGTCTTTTTTAATAAGAAATAGCTCTTTTTGAATATACAGTAAACTTAATTGCTGGGTCTCCATTTGTTGGTGCTAATCCAATTAAAGAAATATCAGCTGGTATAAAATCTGTTCCGCTAATATCATCAGTATATTCATCTATTTTGCATCTTGGTATATCTATATCAAGATAACCATATACAGGAGTAGTTCCATCTGTTCCTATTGCAGAACTTGTTTGAAATGTAATTTTTATTGAGCAATCATAATCATTTTTATATTCTGACCTTATATTTGCCATAAGATTATCAAGGTCATTTTTAAGAGATATTTTTATATCTCCAACTTGTCTATCAATAGAATAAGGATACCTATTGTTATGCAGATTAATCATATCGTATGTATCATTCTTTGCTGGTGCGGATGAAAGTGCAGATTCAAGTGTTACTGTTTTTGTCAATGGGTTATAAGCAGTTATTTTTTTCATAACTCCTAAATTTGCTCCAGAAGTAAAATACATATATAAACCATTGTAAATATGCCATTCTGAAGATACTGTGCCTTGTAATACTATATTTTGTGCAGTTGAACCAGTATCTATTGAACCATTCTGGATTACTTCTTCCATACCCTTAAATGTTTTCTTTACTTCAACTCCATTATCGTATGTTAAATCGAAGCTATCTATTGGCATAGTGATAAAATGGTTATTATTCGGATAAGCATTATTCCAGGCAGTCGAAGAACCTTTAAAAGATAACGAACCTTCATAATATTTGAATTTATCAGCATTTATATATATAGGATTTTGTTTATCATTTGTAGGATTTGTGCTTTCTGTTTCTTCCATACCTACAAATTCAAAATCAGCTTTAATTAACTGGTCAACTTCTCCAGACAATTTTAGTGATTTAACAAAAATTCCACTATACCAATATATTGTTTTTTTATACAATTCTATGCTTAGAGATGGTAATTGAATTGTGGTTGTCTCTTCAGGTGTAAATTCTCGTGAATATACGTTAGATGTCCCTATTACTGAAGGTGTGCTTTCTCTACCAAGTAATGCTTTTAAAAAGATATTTATATTATCATAATCTATTTCTATACCAGATATAGAACCTTCTACATTTTTTGAACCTCTATATATATTATCTTTAAAAAATCTTCCGATATTCATATCGGACTCTATAGTTGCAACTTTTTCTGATATAGAATTACTGTTATATGGTGTAAAATTGCCACTATATATTCTGAACTCTGATGTGTTATCTGGTATCGTATCCCATTTTGTATCTATTGTAGCAGTTTTTGTAGAACCGACATAATCTGTTATTATTCTTGTTTGTCCAATTCCTGTTCCTGCTGTTATCGTTACATAACATTTATTATAAAAATCATCATTAGATGAAGCATAAGCATCAAGAATTATAGTCGTATTTGTCCCACCTTGTGCTATATCTGCTCTATCAAATGTTTTTTTAATAAATCTTGATAAAACACCGACAAAATCTTCTATAGCAATTTTGCAATAAGTTAAACTTCCTGAAAATCTCATACTCTACTCCTTTAACTTTTTAACCGAATTTATTTTTTCGGTTTTTGTTTCGGTTTTGGTCTGGGTTTCGTTATTTTCGGTTTGTTTTTTTTGCTGTGGCATCCCATATTTATCTCCATTTTTTTCATTAGATTTTTCATCAACGATTGAAAATAAATTTGTGTCTTTTGTAAGATTTAAAGCAAATTCATCGTTAAATTCAAGAGTATAATTATTTACTTCACTAAAAATATGGTCAATCCCATTATAAGATACGCTATATCTTATAAGATTGCCATTATATTTAACTTTCTTCATAAAATCTCCTTTTTTTTAATTTTTATAAAATCCAAAACTTGCAACAACCATTTCTTGGTTTTTATCAAGCAATAAGCCCTGTCCTGTCCTTATAGCAACAGGTATCCCAGCATTTATTAATTGATAATTACCACAAAAGGCTCTGAAATTCGGATTTTCATCATAATTGGCTATTGTTAAAATATTATCCATTACAAATTCTATTCTGTTATTTAAATCATTAGCAGTTACATTATTTATATAAACGATTAAATCAAAATTATATGTAAATTTAGTATTATTTGTAACAACTCTGCTTACATTAGCTTCAGCAAAAACAATAGAAGCATAATAATTTATATCAGGTGTTAATTCTGATATATTAATATAACTACCAGTTGTAAAAACTCCACTATATAAAGTTAAGAAATCACTTAAAATAGTCCCTATTTGAGTTGAAGGCATTTTAACTTCCCTTTTGTATATTACCTTTCATATAATCATTAAACATTTTCTTTGTAGTTGCATTAATATTTCGTAATAAATATTTTCCAAATCTGTCAATATCTCTTTCAAATGAATTTAATGTATAATAAAATGGAGGAACGAACTGGCTTGTGTTATAATCTTCGCTTTTCATTTTTGTTCTTCCTCTCCATCCTGTTTCAAGCACTATCGGATAACTTACTCCTGTTCTTCTGTTTGTAGCTGATGACCTTACCATTAATGCTGTATAATTTTTATCGGCATTATCTTCTGCTATATTTTTTCTTACATATAAAGATTTAGCCATTGTTCCTGTTCTATTTACAAGCTCATTATTCCCTGTAATAGCTCTCGGGTATTTTGCTTTTAAATAATAATTTATTATGTTTTCCCTTACAATGCTTAAATAGCTTGCGGAAGCTTCAACAGCATCTTTTACAATTTCATTACCTTTTTCATACTTTTTTAAAATAAAAATAAATGCAGGGTCATAATCAAGAGTAAGTTCTATCTTGCCATAAGCAGTGTCAAAACTTCTTACATCTATTGTTTTAGCCATATTATTTAATTCCAGCTTCTTTTTTCGTATGGGACAATATATTTAGCTAATTGGACTCGATAAGAACTTGTAAAAATCTCTTTTAAATAATTTTGTTCAACCAATGTATCCTCTAAATTTATTGTTCTTGAGGTAATACCTTGCAAACCGTGTTTACCTTTTCTTTTCCAGAAATCTTGTAAAATCATTACAATTATTGTTTCTACATCTCTTAAATAATCAAAAAAACCATATATATGCTTTATATTATATATTTTATTTAGTTTATAAGCATCTGTATCTAACTTTATTACAGTATTAGATATTAATAAAAATTCTGGTGAAAGAATTTGATTTATCGGTGTTTTTTGCAAAGGTGGGAAGACTAATTCATTATCTACAAACACATTCTGTTCATTTATAAAACTTTCATCATTAAATAATAATATAGCATATCGTGATGATGCATCAGGAATTCCAGACAAATTACTTTCAAGTGTTATTATGTTTGTAGTAGCATCATAATCTATTATTTTCTTTTTTTCACCAGCATTAAATCCAGATATTATTTCAAAATAATAATTATTATAATAATCATTAATAGCAGATGCATTATTTGTTATTTCAACTGAAGATATTGTGTTTATTCCAGAACAATATCCGTCATTTATAACAATATGAAAATTTCTTCCTACAAAATTGCAAAGGGAAGGATATACTATATACTTTATAAAATTTTCTATAATTGAAATTTCTGTTGTCATTGTATCAGCAATTTCTAAATATTGTTTTGATACGTTTATTATATCATTATAATTTAACATATACCCTTCCCGTAAATTAATTAAAATACAAATTTAATAAATTACATTTTATAACCAAGAGCTACACCTTTAGTCGAATAAATAGCACTAAAGCCAAAATATTGTCTCATTACAAGATAAGTTACTCCGATAGTAATATCTTTATCCCATTCAACAATTGGCGAGCCATAAAATCCTACAGCAAAAGGTCTTTTATTAACAACAAGAATTGAGCCGTATGTATTATTAGCAGACGTCCCAGATATTTCACCAGTTGAATCAGTTAATGGTAATACGCTTGAAGTTCTTACAGGTATCCCATCGTATATACCAAGTTGACCTGTTAATATTGTAGCTTTTGCACCGACTTTATCAATTGTCAAGAAATTAGAATCATTTAACATTTTATAATAAGCTTTGCTTTCTTCAGCTACAATAAGTAATTCTTGTGGTCTAATTCCATATTTTGCTAATTTTTGTCTTAATGACCTGAAATTAGTATAGTTAAACGTAGATAAATCAGCTGAATTATATGCATCTATAGCGAGCCTTCTAAGTCCATCCCAATATCGTCTTACACTTGGAGATGATAAAGATGAATCTCCATTTATAATTGAGTCTTCTATTGAAATAGACAATCCAAAATATAAAGCATTTCTAAGAATAGGAAGCATTTCTACAACTGTAAACATATCTACTTCATCTGTCCATTTGTATAATCCCTTAAAAGGTTTAGCAGATATATCAAAGTATAAATCACTTGTATTACTTTCTGTTATAGTTGTGCCTTCCACACCATAAAAACTTGCATACCAGTCAACATATGGGTATCGTCTTGTGCTTGAGCCAGTAGACCATCTGAAAATATTTTGAATAAAATCAGCTATTACTGCTGTTTTTTCTATTATTAAATCAATAACTTGATTTTGAAATTCTACAGGTATCCAATCAGCCATAGTTGTAGTGTTTGAAAGAGTTTTAAATTTAGCTTTATCTTTTATAACCAAAGACATTAAATCTTTTTCTGAATACTTTTGTCTATTTCGCAGTGCAGAATCTCTTTCATCTATAGATTTTAAAATCATAAAATCTATAAATTCATTAGTTGATAAAGTAACACCGCTTTTTTTATCTTCTATAATTGGTTCATTATTTTTTTGAGTCAATATAAAAGATTCAAGAGCTTTTAGAGATTCACTCATATCTTTTTTTAAGTCTTCTGAAGTGTTAAATTCTGTCGCTTTTTTTTGTAATACAGCTATTTGGTCAATAGCTTCCGTAATATTTTTAAATTCCATAAAATCTCCTTATTTTTTTAAATTTTTAATATTTGACATCATTTTACAAAATTCTTCTTTTTGTTCCGAAGATAATTTATCCATAAGCCTAATAAAATACGATACCATTTCATCAACAGATTTAAGCAATCTGTCCATATCGCATTTCTTTACACTAATGAACTCTTCATCTTCATTACCAGAAGAATCTTTAGAAACATCTTTTTCAATATTTAAATTATTTTCGTCATTAATTAATTTTTCAAAATTTTTAATACCTACTGATTTTATTAATGACTTAACCATTTCAAAATTTGCATTTGGGTTTGCTGGGACTGTTACTATTGAAATATCAATTAAATCAGCATCTTTGATAATTGTTATATTTTTACCATTTATCTTTTGTTCAACATAATCTTTTATAAAAAAACCTACTGAAAAACTTTTGACGACTCCATATTTTACCATTTTATACACTTTTTCGTTTATGTCAGGATATATTTTAGCAGTAATTAAAAAACTATTATTTTCATCAGGTGGTATATATGACAATATTTTACCTACAGGTTCATTCCAATCGTGATTAAAAAATATCGAGCCAGAAGCTTTTGTGTATGTATCTATAGAGTCGCTGAACGCTAATGATTCGATTATGTCATTAGTCCTGTCTATATCAGGAGTCGTGGGGTAACCTTTTATTATTATAGATTCATCTTCATTATCTTTTGCAATATCTTTAAAAGATACTGCGTTATCGATATAAGATATTTTTTTCATTTTTTTTACCTCGATTAAATATTTCATTATTTTTTTAAAAGTCAAGAAATTTAATTATTAACGAATTGAACTATTAAGAAACATCTACAATTTATTACTAATTCTGGTGGCAATTCTGGGTCATATGGTCTATCAGCTGAATATGTTCTTCCGTTTATTGTAGTTAAAGTAAATTTTTGTTCAAATGGTATCCATTCGTTATTATCAACTATTTGATGCGAATATCTTACTTTTTCATCTCTCATTGACCTCCAAGCTTTTACAGTTTTCTTCTTTTTTTTACTCATTAATGAAAATTTATTCCATAAATGTTCATTAAGTGTTTTCATTATTTCTGTTGTAGACCATATTCTTGCTTTAGCTTGTGCGTTTTCAATTAAATTATTTCTTATTTCATTTGCTATATTTTCAAATGTGTTATTTCGGTTATTTATAATAATATTTAATATAATAGCTATAATATCATTTTCATAAAAATATTTACTACTTTTTTTTACTTGTTCATTAATCCATTCTTCATAATCTTTTGCAGGATTTTCGTCTCTATCTTCTACATATACTTCTGATATAATTCTTTCAGCTCTTTTTATAGCAGTTTGATAATATTTCTTTAATATTTTTTCAAATTTTTCCATTCCTTCTTGTAACAAAGCAGAATTTAATAATAATAATAATGATGAATCATCTTCATAATCCGAAGGTTTTTTATCTTTATTATCGTCTGAAATCTCAATAGAGCTTGCTATAATATTAAAAACATCTTTTAAATCGATGACTAAATCTCTTATCAATGGGTCTAATATTTTTAATATTTTTTCTTGCATTATTTTTGTTATTAACTCTATATCGCTTTCAGCATCTATTGCTTTATTTTTTTTCTCATCACCTTCTTGAACAGGATTACCTCTATCTCCTGCTGGTTTGTCATATTGCTGATTATTATTGTTATTATTATTTGATAATGAATCTCCACCTTCTATTACTGGTAACTGAAAAAATCTTTCTCTTGCTTCATTTTTTGTAAATATTCCAGAACCTACTACTTGAGCTATTTGAGTTGCGTAATCAAGCATATATAATTTTAAATATTCAAGTCCTGAAGTATCTCTCTTAATTTCCATATTTTTATCAATAAATCTTTTTACATATTGATTAAATGCACCTTCGATTTTTGTTATATATACATCTATAACGCAATCATAAAATATTTTTCTTTCTGCGTTTGTAAGCGAATATGAACCACCAGAACTTAATTTACCTATTATTGATTTCGGTATTTTAAACGCTATTGCTATTATATCTTCAATATGCTTTATAATCTCTAATGTTATAGAATCCTTCGGCGATGTCCCTGCAGGAACGAACTCATAATTCGGTGGTAGAATTGCAGCTTTACCACTCTTAATTCTATTCATTACTCTTTTAAATAATTGTTCTTCTTGTAATCTATCAACTGTTTGATTGAATACTGCTGTTCCATCAACGTTAGAAGAAGATTTGAAAAATCCAGGAATAAAACCACCTTCTTCAAAGAAATTTTTTAGAAACTTAACACCTGAATTTGTTAAAGGAGCAATTCTTTCTATACTATCAAAAATAGAGTATGGTTCTTTTATATCTTCAGGATTATTTATATTTTTTATTATAATTATATCTTTGTCTGTATAGCTTTTACCCTTATATTTATAACTTATTGGCAATCCTGTATCATTATCTACAACTATATCTTCAAGGTCTGTTTTCTTGACGATATAAAAATAATTTTTTAAATTTAATATATATGCGACTCCATAATATATTAAATTTAAGACTATATGTTCTATAAATTCACCTTGACAAGAATATAAAGGATTTAAATATTGCAATTTAATATAAAAATTATTATTTATATCTTCTTTACCATTTTTATAAACCTTTAGCTTTATTTTACCTGTTTCTTGAGTTGTATATGATAAACAAGCGAATATCATATAATTAATTATTAAATCTGGTTCTGCATCATCTGCAAATGCCCGTTTTAATGCTTCTTCAATAGACGTATTGGATGATTGAGACACAGCATATGATTTCAACTCTATTTCACTTTTTATTTTTTCTGTTATAGAGTCAATTTCTTTTTTAAACATTGTGTTTAATAATTTGTCTTTTATACTCATAAACTTATCTCCTATTTGAAATTCTTAGATGAAGTCTATGTGTTTGCTCTTCATTGTCGAGATATTCTTCATCAAATCTATTTAAAGCAATATACGTTTCTAATTGCATAGAATTTTTTATTGTGTTTGTTTGTTCTTTGTAATATGAATATACAGCATATCTTATTGCGTCTGGTATGTGTTTATATCTTCTATCTACAATATCTGATAAAGAGCCATCATCTTTTTTCTTATATCTAAAAAGATGAAGACTTTTTTTTATTTCTATCAAATGTGGCAGATAATATACATTGTGAGTATTAATAAACTCATATGCATCATTAGTAATCTCCATTTTTACGCCTTCAAAATTTTCAATTCTTTTAATTGTCTTTCCGAATTTAAAAGAATCCATTACCATTTCATTTATTCTGTCTGGTTCTGCGTTATCAGCATAAATAATGACATCACTTTTAAACAATCCATATTTATTTAATTTTTCTGAAATCATTGTTCTTATTTCTGCTGTAATTTTACATTGAGTATATATATAATCGAATATTATATATTTATCTATGATATCACCAGTATATATCTGTTCGGTATTTGATTTATTACTTAGAAACACATCTATAAAGACAACAGCTGTATAATCGGGGCTATACCCCCAATCAATTCCGATTATTACCTGATTTGACCTTTTTGGATTAAAGACATAATGTTCATCATATGGTTTTATACCCCATAATACCTGACCTTTTGCAGTTACCCATTTACCAAGAAAATTTCTTTCATAGTAATCTTTATCTTGATATTCTTTTTTTTTAGCATTTTCTATGAAATCTGCTGGCAAATGTTCTGCATTTTCAAATGTTGACATTTCAAATAATTCGATATTACCACTCATATATTCTTGATATATCCAATGGTCAGGAGTATCTGGATTTGTTAATAGAATTAACTTAGTGTCATTATGCAATCTTAATCTACCATTCAAAATTTCATCATAATATGATTTTTCTATTTCGATTGCTTCATCTATTAGACACCAACCGAGATTTAATTGTTTAAGTTTTCTTGGGTCATCGCAAGACCTTAAATAAATTATACTATCAAATAATTCAATCTTTTGCTTTTTTTCAAAATATTTATAATAATCTCTAAGATTATATTTATCAATTATCAATGTCTCAAATTCATTAACAAGCATTTGCAATTCGAGATATGTCTTTATTAAAAACATCCCTTTATTGTCTTTTATACTACATAATTTTAGAACTTCAATAAAGCCAGCAGTTGATTTTCCAGAACCATATCCGCCAGA